GCTAAATAATAAGCTTTTGCAGCTTCAAGAAAAAGAGCATTTAAAGAAAATGCAAACGCTTAGGAATGATGCAAATGCAGAAGCGGCAAAAAAAAGAGAGCAAGGATTCTCTGGAGAAATAGAAGCGACTGACGAAGAATATTTAAAAAAGCAGGCAAAAGAAGAAGAACAGGGCGACTTAGATTTAGATGCCTCTATTTCTAGGAGCAAAGCCATTGCTTCGGCTGTTACGTCTGCCGTTCAAGTGTCTTTTGACTTGATAGGAAAAGTTCAAGCAGCGGCGGCGGCGGCAGAAAATAAAGCTTTTGCCGACTCAATAGCGCAAAGGCAAAGAAATATTGATGCCATAAATGAAGATTTAGAAAACGCCACGGGTGTAAGAAAACAATTTCTTGAAAGGCAATTACAAATCGAAAAGAGCGCAAAAGAAAAACTAAACCAACAGGCAGAAAAAGCGGCAAGAAAACAGGCGGAGACACAGCGAATTATACAACTAACGCAAGCCGTTGTAAATGGTGCGCTAGCCGTTTCTGGAGCTTTGGCAATGCAACCCTTTACGCCTGCTAACTATATCTTAGCGGCAACGGCAGGCGCAGCGGTAGCGGTAGAAGTTGGCGTTATTGCGAGCAAAAAATTTGCAGACGGGGGAATTGTGCAAGGCGCAAGTCACGCAAACGGCGGTGTTTCTGCTTCGGTAAAAGGTGCGCCAAATATAGAGTTAGAAGGCGGAGAATCTATAATGACAGTTAGGGCAACGCAAATGTACAAAGAGGAGCTTAGTCAAATGAACGCAAGTGCAGGCGGCAAAAAATTCCAATTTGGGGGCGACGTTACCCCCAATTTTGAAGCACTAAATAAAGTTTCATCAAGTGACGAAAACAGATTATTAAAACAACTTTCTGAGCTGAATATATCGGTAAATGTCACAGAAATAACTAACTTACAGACGCAACAGGCAAAAGTAGAGAATCAAACGTCATTTAATTAAAAATAAATCAATATGTTTAGGTACTTAGAGTGTATAAATTTCGAAGCAGTATTTTTTAGTTTCATATCTTTGTTTATTTTTTGGGTAGTAACTTCTGAATTGTCCTATTTTTTAAGTAAATTTACAACGGTAGGCAATTCAAGCAAGTTTGGCGGCTTGGTTTTCTGGATAGAAGATATTATAAAATTCAAGTTTAAAAAACCAAAATTAGCCAACTGGATACTAAATGCAAGTTATTCAAAAGCTTTCATTTGCTATCCTTGTCATTCGTTTTGGATATGCTTTTTTATACATTGGGTCACGTTTTCGTTTTGGTACGCTTTGTTAGTTGCCCTTTTAACTTACGGAAGAATAAAATATTATGCTGAAGCACAGAACTAAGAATGAATTGCTAGAAATAGCTTACAAGTTAGAGGGCGAAAAAAACGACATGATCGATTGTTTCGAAAAGCAAACGAAGGTTTTGAAGGAAATTTCAAAAGCCATTAATCCAAACGTTAATATATTTATTAAAATAATCAACTTCTTTGTATCGCCGTTCTTATTGGCGGCGGTACTTAAAGAAAATAAAGAGTATTTCTACTTAACAAAAAATAAGCAAATGAAAAAATTGACAGAAAAAGGATTCTTGGAAGCGTACAAGAAAATTGCACAGTACGAAAAAAAGGACGGAATTACACCATTGGCTTACAAGGACTACTTTTCTAAAGTGCTACAAATGAAAGGAATTTGTGATACTTGCGGCGATATCATGCAGAGGCTTCATAATGACTTTCAAAAGAGAATCAACAAAGAAGCAAAACGGGCCTTTCCTTACCTTATCAAGCCTATTACCTTTAAGTCTGCGAAGTATTCTAGCAACGGGTTTAACAAGTTAGTGCCTATGATGTGTTTTGCTGACCTAGAAGCTACGAAATTGGCGATATTCAAAGACATCAAAGGATTAGCAGGCAGGGGACTTAAGGGTCAAGTGAAGTTATTAGAAGAGGACATGCTAGAAATGGTGTTGTATATAGACCAAAAAACTAACGGGCTGCCTTGGATGCAAGAAGAAACAGTAAGCGAGGTATTAGATAGAACAATAAAGAAACTCGAAAAACCCGAAGCCACACCTTTAGACGAAAGCGAACAATCAGAAGCTTTTGAAGAGTCGGAATCGGAAGAGAGCGGAGTAAAGGGATTTATTGAGGAATTTGGAGAAGTCGCCGCAATTGATGTATTAATGAAAGTCATGCCAGAGTCATTGAAAAAACCTAAAGGACTACAAGCGACAACTGAATTAATCGATACGGTTGTTGATGCTATCGCTGAGTCCATCCCAGAAAAGCCAGAATATAGCAACGAAATTGCTATAGGAATGAAAGAAAAAGGGCTTTCAAATGAAGAGATTGGCGACTATTTCGGAGTTTCCGAAACGACAATTAGAAGAAGAGTGAAGAAATTTGAGGACGAGAAATAAACCTCTAACTTATTTAAACCAACGGGGAAAACATTATCGAATGTTTTCCCCGTTTTGATTAAATTAAACTTATGGAGTCGGAAGAAGCAATTCAAATAAAAGCGTCGGAGGTGTCCAGTTCAATAACCAGGGAACTACTTATCTATAGGTTAGAAAAATATGTGGTACAGGAGTACATTAGTGCTTCTGAGGGCGAAGCGGGGATTTCCATAAAGCCTAGTGAATTTCAAAAAGCATTAGAGTTTATGTCCAAACTAAAAGGATTTGATAAAGCCGAAGGCGGTCAAGACTTGCCCGACGAAATAGAACTAGACGTACCCTAAAATACTTAAAATGACACTAAGCGAAAAGCAGGCAAAAAAGTACAAACCTAAGATTAGTTTAGGTTTTGAACTTAGCGAAAGGCAGCGAGAAATATACAACCATTGCAAGATCGGCAACGGCATACAATACGTAAAAGTGTGCACGGGCCGACAAGTTGGCAAGACGTTAATATGTACCGTAACCGCTGCCGCTTGGGCGTTAGGATATGCAAGCTTTAAGATCGGCTTTTTCTTGCCTGTTTACAAGCAATGCAAAAAGGTTTTCAAGGGCTTAAAGAAGATGCTAACGCCATTGCACGGTAGTTTGTCATTCAATCATACCGACTTAATTGTCGAATTTTGGAACGGCTCGACTATTCAGTTTTTTACTTCAGAAAATGACAATTGTCGGGGGGAAACATTCGACGCTATCATAGTAGACGAAGCTTGTTTCATTAAAGATGAAATTTGGACGCAAGCAATACAACCAACCGTCAACGCTTCTTTATCTAAATCCAATGCACTTGGATTGATTGGCTTTCATGGAAAAGTACTATTAACCTCCACGCCAAAAACGAAAAATTGGTTCTTTGGTCAAGTAAAAGACGAAGGCGAAAGAAAGGTTACTATTCGTTTTACTACAGAAGAGGGGGGGCGAATACATAAAAGCATACTCGAAGACACTAAAAAAGGAATGCCAGAAGCAGCCTATCGAAATGAGTATCTAGGCGAATTTCTGGACGCAGGAAGTGGGCTTTTTGGGTACATCGATTGCTTAATGCCAATAAAAGAATATATCGACCTACCTAAAGTTGGGCGAATGGCAGGCGTTGACATAGCAAGCAAAGAAGATTATACCGTTCTAACTATTTTAGATAAAAAAGGACGGTTGATTTTTACCGAAAAATGGCGGCATTTAGAGTACTCCGACATTATGCAAAGGGTCGCAATTCGATTAAAAGAATACGGTAGCCCCGTTTGCTACGTAGAGGTTAATGGAGTTGGTCAAGTCCCTTACGAGCTACTAAGGGCGCAATATGGAAATACTAGACCTTGGGTCACTGGAGGAAAGAAAAACGGCGCAAGTAAGGCGGACATGATTATTAACTTACAAGTTAAGTTTAATACGGGTGCAATTTCTATACCAGATATTCAAGATTTAAAGGACGAGCTAGACCATTTTACATGTGAATGGGTAAACGGAAAGCCTGTATACGGTGGCTCGAATGGCGTTCACGATGACAGAGTTATGTCCTTAGCAATTGCCGTATACAATATGGGCAATGTTCAGACATTCGAATTAAACATGATAAGCAACCAAAAAAAGCAGCAAAACTACTAAATAATGATAAAGGTGAATGACTTTACATTTTCGGCATTTATGAGAATTGGCGACATACTAAATACAGACCAATATGAATTCGTTGACAATGGCAGGCGATTAGTGAAGGGCGAAAAGTTGGCAAAAGTTGACAGGACAGACGAATTTATATTTGAATTGCATAGAAAAATAGTTTCGGAATTGTCTGGACTATCTATTGATTTTACACAAGACGATACATTTATCGACATGGCAATGGCTGAAATTACGCCAAAATATAACGCACTAAACGAGCTACTAAACCAGTCGGTCAATGTTGAGCAAATAGAAAATGATACCTTTGTTTTTCAAGGCAAAACGCTATCGTTTGAGCACTTCGAGAAATGGAGGTTTAATAAATGGGTAACTTTTGAAAATGCCTTAAAGGGGGCTTATGAAGAAATTGGCGGCGAAACAGTTCAAACCGAGAGGGGGGAAAAGTTCGTTTTGCCCGTTTGTTTCGGCGAATGGTTTGATAGTATGCCAGATTTTCAAGCAAAATTTGCCTATTTTAACGACGAATTGAAAGCCGTTGACGTTATACCAGTCCTATGCAGAATTAACGCCTTAGTTAATGAATTAAAAGAAGGGCATAGTTTTATCTATTCAGAAAGCGAAAACGACAACGAGAAGGACGGGAAAAATAAAGCATTTTCTCATCATTCAAGTATGTTTGGGTGGTTGGAAACACTTAGAGAATTGTCTGAAAAACAAGTATTTGGCAACTATTTAGAGACCAAAAAAGCCCCAATGTTAGAGGTTTTGGAATTTCTAAATTGCTCAATTAGCAAAGCATTAGCATTAAATAAAGATTTTGAAACAAATTCAAAGCATTAAAATATGACATTTATACAACTTTTGGAACTTATCAAAACTTTGTGCGTTTCCCATCCAGACATAAAAGGATTTTATACAGGCACGAAATCAAGCAAAGATAGTTCAATTATTGAACATCCTGCCGTTCGTGTAATTTTGCCGTTCTCTGGCGTGCCGAGCGACGAATCAGATAGTCTACCTATGTCCTTGAAACTAACGCTCGCAATTAGGGTAAATAAAGCCGTTATTGAGGTCGGGGCGCAAAATATGGAGGTAAATATAAATAATTTAACCGAAAATGCGACGATTAACGAAATAAATAGCGATATTGCATTAGTAAACGCTTTGAGGGGAAAAGCTCTTCGCATTTCGTCGCACTTAATAGAGTGGCTTAAGCTGTCAGAAGATAGTTTCGAGTACTTCAAAATTGGCACGGTGTCAATAAAAGGCGTCGAAAACGTTGACATTGATTATTCTACGGGCGTTGATGTTTCGATTGAATTCTTACTAGGGAATCCATACATTTGCGAAGCAAGACAATTATTTAAAGATAATGTAATTTTATAGAAATGGCTAAGAAGAAAAAAAAAGTACCTCAATACATCGTTACCGTTTCCGACGATTACGAAGACTTTGACAATGTAATTTGTACGTCATTCGTTGATGATCCTGCTACACAAAAATTATTCGCCGTATTTTCTAGCGCAGAAATCAAAGGCCAGCTTGACTTTAAGGTCACTTTACCTAGTCCAGAAAACAAGCAATCGGTAAATGAAAAAGACGGAAAATTTGAAAGAATCGTTTCGGGCGTTTGGTTTATGCCAGATATTGACTATCCAAGGATGGACGGAAACGGGGTTTTTTCAACTAACATAACTCGTCCAGAATTGCAAAAAGCCGTTTCTAACTATGTCAAGGCAGGGGCTTCAAACAACTTTAACGTAATGCATGACGGCGAAATGGTCGAAGGCTTGCGAACTATGGAAATCTGGGTACTCAATGACCATTCGCAACGTTCGCCAATTCTAAATAATAGCATTGAAGATTTAGGATATAAAAAAGAAAACATTCCTTTGGGCACTGTCTTTATGACTGTATTCATTGAGAATAAGGAATTTTTTGAAAATAACATTTCGAGCGGAAAGCTAAAAGGTTTTTCAATTGAAGCATTTTTTAATTTAGAAGAAAAAAAGACAGAAATGGCTAATGTAAAACAAAAGGCAATGTTTGCCGCTTATGGATTGAATCAAGAAACAGGAGAATTTTTAACGGCAAAAGGGGCTTTGTCTTTTAGTGCTGAGGGGGTTATCAAGTTAGGCGAAAAGGTTGTATCTAAGGGGACTATTAAGTTAAGCACGGGCTTTTCCGTGGTTGTTCGTGATGGTAAAGTTGCCGACTTTGGTTTTGAAAACGAAGGCGAAGACGTGGGAACAATTGACGATACGAACGATAAGCCCGAAGTTATTCTTGACGACGCAGCAACGGCAGCGGCGGCAGTAGCGGCAGCAACAGAAGCAAAAGCGGCAGAGGCAGCGGCAGAAGCAGCAAGGGTGGCGACACAATCAGCAACCGACAAAGCGGTGGAAGCTGCCTTAAAGAGTCGTGACGAAAAAGCAGCAGCAGCGAAAGCGGCAGCGGACAAAGCAGCAGCGGACACGGCAAAAGAAAAGGAATTGGCAGACGCAAAAGCAGAAATTGACGCTTTGAAAAAAAGTAAAGGCATTACGCCCGCCGCTAAAATTGCGGACGACTATGACAAAGATGTATTTAGAAAAGTCGTAAGGGGCGGCGTTCCAATGTTGGTATTGAAACGATAGGCTAGATTTTTTCTTGAATTAAAAATAACTATTTAACTTTTTAAAATATATAAAAACATGGCTTTAACGCTAGTTAATAATAATTACGTCGGGGAGTTAATCGGTCAATTAGCTACTCTATTAACGATTGGAGCAAACGACTTCAATCATTTTCATTTTATGCGAACAAAAAACGACAAGGTCAGATTTGCCTTTTTGTCCGTAAATACTGTAATCCAGTCATTTAGTTCATTATGTGACATTGTGCCGCAAGGGGGTGTTAATAGAGAAATTACAGAAGTGCTACTTGTGAAGTTCGTTGTTACGCAAGAACTATGTAAGGACGTAAATTTCGGAAGCGAATTCTCTAATGCAACGGAAGGTTATGACGAACAGACCATTATCAACAACCAAGTTGCGACTTGGGGGAGAGAGGAGGTAGATAATTTTAGTGAAGGACTACAAGGCCTTAGATGGTCTGGGGATACGACCTTACCAAGTACCGAGCTATTAAGTGAGCATGACGGTGTAATTAAGCTCATCAAGGCAAAGGGGGCGTTTAGCGCAGGAAACCCGAAAGGATATATTAAGGCTCCGACCGTTGTCATTGATGCGACTAATGTCATTCAGCAAATCGGAATAGTCGTTGATTCTGTAAAGAATTCAAAGATAAGAAAGCATAAGGGTTTCAAAATTATCGTTTCTGGAGCTATCGAAGGCTTTTTAAGAACAGCAATTAGAAACAAAGCTCTTACGGTTGGATTAAATACGCTGCCAAACGTAACAAATCAAGACGAAATCGGGCAAATTTGCGACAAGGCATTTTTTGGCGCACCTGTTTTTGTTGTTGACGGTCTTGACTATCAAGATTCTTTGTCCGCTATTGATAATTCAAATATCATAATGGCAGGCGTTTTTGAAGATAGCGTCGCAGGGATTTTAAAATGCGGCGTAGGCGTGGTAAAAGAAGAAGAGACTCTGACTATTAGAGAGGTTTCCGACGGGGATAAAATTCGATGGAGGTGTTTTGCTCGTCAAAATACATCTATCCCTCCTAATGTTTCCCAAATGGCTATGAACGCATAATTAAAGTAAAAGGGGCTAAAGTTCAAGCTTTAGCCCCTTTTTTAAACAAACAATATAAATATATAAATTATGGCATTTTTTTGTAATCCAATTACAGGCAACGCATACAGACGTGCTTGTACATTAACTAAGGGCGGCTTGATTAATATCGTATACGGTGCTAATCTTAGCGAAGTGGATACCGTCACGGTTTCGGGCGGCATTGTAACTAATATCACAATGAAAACAAACCCTATTTCGTCAACGCCTTACCATTGGTACGCTATAACGCCCAAAAAGCAAACGAGCGGCATTAATAACGTTGCTCAAATTGGAACCAATACCAAGTTTTATAATCAAGAATTAGACTTTGCCATTGTCGGAATGGATACCGAAAACAAAAATTCTTTCCAAAGCTTAATAAACGGGCAAGCTGTATTTATTGGACAAGATGCCAACCAAGTACGTCACATGATGGGACACGTTTCGGGTGCTGAAATGACAGAGGGCGCAATTGGTACGGGAATCGCCGTTGATGATCTAGTCGGAGGTACGGCTAAATTCGTAGCTCAAGAAACATTTGTGACTCCGACCGTACAGGCAGGACTTGTAATTAATGTACTTTCTAATGATGGAATTACAATTGAAGCTATTACGCTTTAAGTTTGCGAGCAAAGCGAAAACGACAAGCAGCGCAACGACTCATTAACTGAGTTGTTGCGCTTTTTTTTTGATAAATAAACCGAAAAAATGAATAATTTAATAGGTGTAAACAATTGCGGTCTTAACAAGCCTTCAATATCTAAGATTCATGTATTTTCTTTTGGGGAAATTGGCGAATACAGATACACTAATGACGACTTAAATTTCATAACCAAATACACCGCCGCAAATTTACCAACCACCTACCGACCCAATAAGAAACAGTCTTTTTATTCTGGAAACGAAAGAAGCGGAAATTTTGCCTTTATGAACCACCAATTAACTCTATCTTTTCCTAAGTTAGATAGAGATAAACGAAGAGAGTTTAAGGCTTTAAAAGGGCTTGATTTGACCCTAATCTTTGAAGATGCAAACGGTAATTCTTGGATTATGGGAAAGAATTATCCTTGTAAATTCAAGTCTTTAACTTTGTCCACGGGCGCAAAGGATGGCGAAAACGACTATACTTTAGTTTTTGAGTCGGAGGAAAAAGAGCAACTAAAGGAAATTGAAGCAATAGACGAAAGTTGTTTTAGTTCTGTGACGGTTGTGGAGAATAGATACTCTCTTATATCTTTTAGTAATGCAAGTACATTGAATTATAGTCAATTTGATTTTTCGGCAGATGACAGGGCTTATAATTACACTATGCAGCCCGTTTTAAATCCCAACTTTTGGGCCTCACTTCCAAACTTAAAACTAAGTGACGAACTAAGGCTATTGTCAATGTTTGAAGCAGGCGGCACAATAACTAATTTCTCAGCAAATTACGACCTAATTAGCGACACATTTACTGTGGAAATAGAATCTCCAAATACCTCTTTTGGGGCTTTAATTATTGACGGAATTTCATCGACCAATACGAGCGTTTCGGCACAGCTTGGATTCAAAGTTGCCCTTAGTCCAAATATAGCAAACTCTAATACATCTATAGAGCTAAAAGACGGTAGTAATAATGTCATATATTCGGGCGGCTACGACGAAATATTAACGGGCGTTTCGGGTGTTTCTGGCAAAACAAATGATTCTATAGTAATTATATCGAACTTATACCCAAATCAAGATATTAATTTAATTTTTTCTTTAGGGGGTCTTGACTGTCCGCCTTTTCAATATGAATATTTGCACGAAAATACATTGTCCGCCTGTTCTCAAAGTGTAGACTTTCAATTTTACAAAGGGGCGAAACATAAAATCTTCGTACCTTATGTCTCATTTTCTAATGCAGCAAATACGGGCTTAGTTTCTCCAAAATTCCAAGATATTAAGATAAATATCAACGGCACTTTTTATGAGTTCTATAAAAGTTTCGAGCTTTGGCATAGTGATCTAACTACATTTGAAACTGACTTTAAAAATAAAATAACTGAGTCGGGTTTCGATTTAGTGGACTTAAATTCTATGTCTTTTAGTGACACTGGACTAGGTGTTGAAATTGACTTTTTTGTTATTGGAATGAATGCAGACCAAAAAAATCCATTCTTTAGCTCGTCCGCTAGCGGAGAAAGTGCGCCGACTAACTCACAAGTAGGCTGGATTCAATCAAGGGCTTTGCAGTTAAAAACTAACGCCCCAGTCGGCTCTATTGTGACCCATTCAGACCAATACGGAAACGAAATAAACGGCGACTACTTAACGGGAATTTCGGACAATTTAACTTTTGAGCTTTTGAATTTAGCAGAAACCAGTAATCAGAGCATCGAAAATATAGCACTTAATTACGCCTTTGATAATTTACCTTACTCTGAAATTTCCCAAATAACAACAAGTAGCGTGTCTGATACTTGCATTACCCCGACGCTTCAAACGCAACTAAAGAGTTGTTTTAATGGCTTTAATTCAAGTCTTACTCATGCTTATGTACTTGCAACTTTAGACGCTTCGGCAGGCAATTCAAGCAGCGGCAATGTATTTGAATTCACAATAAACGGCAGCACGACGGTAATAGTTTCGCCCGTAGCGATAAGCCAAAACGAGAATTCACACTATCTAACTAGGTTGTTTGATCAAGTAAAAGGCGTGTCGCTATTGGCTTACAAGTTCAATCCTGTTGATATGACGTATAGCTTTAGCTTTATGGTTGAAAGTGCGTTCAATTTAACCCAAATAAAAGAACTTTCAATCGGTCGTTTGCTTTCGCTTTCGTCAACTAATTCGATTTATACCAATTCTTTAAGTGAAAAAATAAATCCCTACATTGGCTTAGAGTGGGCGACATTGCCAACCGTAATTCCTTTTACCTCATTAGGCTCCAGAAATTTAACTATTGGCGAGTTCCAAGAAACGGAATCAATTCAAGATGTAGTTTCGCTTACGTGGAATAGTACGAGCGGAGAAATGGCGATAAGTAGATTAACTACCTCTTTTCCGTTCAGCGGTAAGGAATTAACTTTTGACGTTTATTTATGGATTGATTACCCACAAAATGGCGTTAATTCAGCGTATACATTTACTTTACCTTCGGGTATAAATTCCGCTTTAGATACTGGAATTTCTGCCGCCCTTGGCTCTTTATCAAACGGCGGTTTCGTTTCATATACCGACCAATTCGGCAAGACTAATCTAAAATCTTTCGACTTCTCAAGTAGTGGAAATTTGACCTTTTCGGAAATCTCAAATTCTCCTTTAATCTGGGGAACCGTTGACTATTTGCAATATTTAGGAACTGACATAACAGCTCAAAGTCCCGTTGAAAGCTCTTTAATTTGTTCGCCTTGCACGGTTTGCGTGTCTTCTTTGGCGGTTACTCATTCGCCAATTGGAAACATAACAACGGCAATAATATCGGTGATAGGTTCTGCAATTAGTTCGGTAGCTTCTGTTCAACTTAGTGTTGGCCCGACGAATGGCGGGTCTCAATCCGTTTCTAGTATCTACGAAATGCAATTAATTAGCAGCACGGCAATCGAAAAGACTTTCAGAGCGCAAAATATTCAATACTCCACACCCTCTAAGGTTTTAAATTACCTTTACGATTTTGAATTTTCTTTTAAAGATTCTGGATTAGTGGAGCTTTTGCAGTATACAGAAAACGTCGAAATTAAAGGGTAAGTTATTTGTTATTTGAAATAACGAATTTAAAGAAGTATCTTTATAACACTATTGATTAAATAATTAATTACATATTAAAAATATTAAAATATGGCATTCGAGAAAGTTCAAATTTCTAGTAAATTTTACCCAGAAATCTCAAGCATTGGAGAAAGTTCGGATTTTGTGGATTTTACGCAAGAAGAAATAGTCAGCGACGACTATTCTAGGGTTGGCCTAAAATCAATTAAATTACCTGCTACGGTAGTAGATGGAACCACCACGGACGAAGCAGGAAAGGTTGCATTGATTAACGCTACAAAAGTGGCGGCGGTCGAGTATTTAGAAACTGTATTCACCAATCAAGACAACCAACACGACGTAAAAATATACATTGCGAGCGTTGAAAGAAAAAGCGAAAACGAATCTACCGTAGCAGAGTCGACCAGTAGTAATTATGTGCCAAAAGTTGACGTATTCAATGTAGAAGTAAACTTCAATGTCCACGTAGTGCCAGTTGCTTTGTTGATTGATTCGGTATCTATTACTAAGTTAGATTCTGTCAACTTTGAATTAAAGGTCGACATAAGTAACGACCTCATAGGTATTGTGTCAAGTATAGATGTTATTTTTGATGATTTTAACGGGAATCCAGAACCTACGCCCGTAGAAGTGACCTTGCCACTATCTACGCCTAACGTAGCAGGCTCTAAATCATTCCTAGACCAGACTATTACTTTCGACGATACCGTGGCGGCAGTTGGAGGAGAATACAAGTTACTTATCGAATTAAAGGACGCTCAAGGATTGAGTTTGAAGGCTATTGAACAGGAGGTTCTAGTCCAAGGAATTTAATACATTGAATAAAGTACATTAATTGGCGATAAATTGGGGCTTTAAGCTTCTTTTTATCGCTTTTAATATAATCCTATCAAAACTTATATAAAATGGCTGAGAGTGTAGAAAAAATAAAAGAGAAGTTTAGAGATGCAAAAGGGTTTTTCTTTTCAAAATTGGGAGGTGTCGGAATTCCAATTTTTAAACCCTATGAAAACAAATCGGGAATTGGAAAGTTTATTCCTTTTTCTGGGGACGGAATAGCAATAAAAACGGCGAACAATTTCCCCGACGTACTCGCAAAGTTGGCGGCAGATAGTCCAACGCACGGCGCAGCTATTCGGGTAAAATCAAGACTAACGCTAGGGCAAGGATTTAACACAGAAGCATTTCCCGAAAAGGTCAAGACCCTATTTAGAGAAATGGAAGATTCGGGCGGCGATTCAGCAAATGAATTGTTAGAAAAGCTAGCCGCCGACTTAGCTTTGTACTCTGGTTTTTCCTTTCGTGTCAATTGGGGCGGCGGCAAAAACATTGCAGCAATTGAGCATGTGCCGTTTAAGTGGGCAAGAATAGGAGAACTTACGGAAGGCAAAGTGACATTCTATCCAGTTTCAAACGATTTTGATTTAAAAAACCCTTTGCATCAAAGTGCTAGAATTGAATATAGTCTAAATAAATTCAATCCAGAAAGTATAAGCGAATCCAAGAAGGATAAAGACACAGGCGACTATGTAGCTGACGACACGACTAGAGATAATGCGTGGCAAATGGTTTATTGTACGCTGTATTCAGCGGCAGGAAATGGACTTTATCCAGTACCCGAGTACTCGGGCTGTTTAGATGCGGCTCTAACTGAAGTAGAAACAGGTATCGCAATGCGAAACGGAATTGAGAACGGGATAAATGGCGGTGTAATCATAACGACAAAAGACGACACGCCACTAGACGACGATTCAAAAAACGAGGTAATTACAACATTGAACCGAGTCGCAACGGGTGCCCAGAACGCAAGTTCATTAATTTTCATGCCTGCAAATGTCAACATAACCAAGCTCGATGCGGTAGAAGCGGACGTGTACAAAGAAGTGAACACGGAAACTAAGCAGCGAATAATTACAGGGCACGACACGCCCGCAATTCTTTTGGAAGTAAACCTAAGCGGCGGCGGCTTCAATAATCGTGCCGAAGAAATGAAAGCGGCAGTACAGCAATTTCAAGGAACTACAATTTTAGGTTATCAACAAAAAATAGTACGCTCCTTAGAAAAGGTTCTTAGGTACGTTTCTTCCGAAGAAGGATATTTGGAAATATTGCCATTTTTGGAAGCCGAAAAAGAAGAAGCAGAAAAAGACGAAGTAATCGAAAACGAACCAACTAAATAGAAAAAAATGAGTGCATTAGATGTGATTACGAAAAAGCTAAATTTAAAAGTTTTAGTAACAGAATTGGACGTTAAGACAGTCACTCCAGTAGCGGCAAATAAGGCTGTATCTACAATTGTAAACCATATCGTTACCTCTCAAGATTTGAGAATAAAAAAGGCGTTGGGCAACTCTTTATACAAAGCCCTTTTGGTCGAATGGTTAGCAAATAATCAAGATGCAACCACCTTGCCAGATGGAACGACAACGGGAACGCCGCCGCAAGTAAGTGGAGACACTACCAATTACAAAGAACTTCACGAGTATATTTACATGCCGCTTTGTTGGTGGGCCTACGTGCTAGGACTTTCTACGACCGCTATAAAAGTAAGCGAAGCAGGGCTGACAATTGGGTATGCGGAAAATTCAGAAGCGGCAGGAATAGAAGGAATAATACAGCTCGTTAGGGACGGAAAAGAAATCGCAGAACAATATACCGAAAACTTAATTGAATACATTGAGGAGACTTTTGTCGATAATTTAGTCGTAAATTCAGAAGCGGAAGATGTAGGCGGCGTAAGTTCCAAAATTTACGTTGCTCAAAAACCTTGGCACGGGCAAAGCGAATATTAGATATTTTTACTATATTTACATAAATACACTATTTTTTAATCTATAAAAGTTAAACTTATGTTACAAAAAATAAAAGAATATCTTCTTTTTCATCCAAATTCAAACTTTTTTACGGCTGTAATCTTCTCAATTACGACGATGAACACCGAAGAATGGGTCGCTTTGATTACCGCCTTAGGTATGGTCTTTTCGTCAATCGTTGGCGTTCTTATGCAGCTTTCAAGATGGAAACAAGAAAGATCAGAGCGACTATCTAAAATGGAAATCGAAAAGCAGACCAAAGGGTTTGAGTTCGAGCGAATGAAAATAGAGAACGATTCGTTAAATTTGGCGTTACGGGAAAAAATTCGTAGATTTGAGTCTAACGAAATTAGAAGCGAAAATGAAAACGAAGAACCAAGCTAAAACGAGCAGCATAGAAATTGTACTATTTTTCTTATTATTTTTAGTCACATATTTGCAGGCGTAATATAAGAAATAAAAAGATTTACGCACGGCGTTTTGATGACAATAAAAAGAACCCCTATATAACTACGTTATATAGGGGTTCTTTTTATTGGATTCCTGCCTTGTGCTTTTATGTAGTTTTGCCCTGCAAAACTAAGGGGCTAAATCTTGCGTCTTTAAAGCGTTGGAATTTCTGACTTAATTACAGGCTGTTTGTTTCTTTTTATTTTATTAGGGGGTTGAATTTTGCTAAACTCCCCAAATACATGAAGCACCCTAAATACGACCATTTGGCTACAGTTTTCGCCTTCATTAACACCCTTTACTAGACCTACCCAGTCTCGGCAAGAATTAAAATAAGACCCGTTGTCAAATATAGGATTAACCACATTTGGTTTTTTCCAAAATTCGGGACTAATTGAATTTAGTGCGTCTTTTAATATTTGATACAAATCTAGTTTAGTAAAAGTGTGCGCCTTAGATAAGCTCCTTGCTTCTTGCTCATTCATAACCTTGTATATTTAAAACGTTAAAATGTATTTATTTACTTTTATAACCCCCGTTTTCGTCGGCATTGATTGACGAAAACGGGGGCGGTTTATTAGTCGTTAGCTAAGTCGTTGACGAATTCTTTTAATTCGATTCGATATTGAATTCGCTCCTCTGCCGCTTGCTCTTTAACTAGATCGTGAGTGCCTTCGTCGAACTTGTTGCTAATTGCGTCGGAACACATTTTTTGCAAGTCGTTAGGGTCTACCGCATCCAGTTCAACTTGTCCAAGTCCGCCGTTTTGCTCAAAGCTAGCGGTTCTACTGTCTTTTTTCTTAGACAGCGCAATAGGTAATTTCCATTTAAGAACCTGCTCTTTGTTTAAGGATACAACTTCTATCTCTATGTCAATGTCGAAATCTTCGTCCATTGAAACGCCTATTTTCCTAGGGATGTCAACCCCCGAAGAGTCGTAGTCCCCAAAGTATAAAATAATAGGCTTCTGACCGTTAGATTTAGCTCTTTTAAAGCGGTTAGACGCATCCTTTAAGTACGTTAATGAAGGGTAGCCTTTGCACGGACACAGTGCAACATTCCAAGTGGAGCAAGGTTTTTCTAAAACCCCTATTAATGTCTTTTTTTCGACCCAAACTTCCACAAAATACTCTTGGTTTTCCCACATATTACGACTATACGAGTTCATCCAGTTTGTTATTGCGCCCATAGCCGTGTCAATTTCTTCATCTAGGTCGGTTGCGTCTCCATTCGTTGACCCTATGACTTGTCTGTCGTGGTCGCTAAACGCATCGTAGGCGACTAAGCCCTTGCGTCGTGCAACTGTCATTGCAGCAACAACTCTTTTGTAAAAAGGGAAGTCGTTTGTCATTCCTAAGCCTACCAATTTATAATAAAGCCCACGCAAGGTCAAGACCCCCGATTCGTATTGTGGTATTATCTCGAGTGCGTTTTCCGTTATCCAAGTTCTGTTCCAAATATCCTTTTTCATGCTTGCTTTATGTTTTGACTATTAAATTAATTACGAAGCGAACGCCACAAATGCAGCAATAAACTTCTTTTTCTTTTTCTTATTTTTTAGATCACTTATCTTGAACGTCGATTTTGCCGTTTTAAGCAATCTTCTATCTTTGTTGATTATTCGCATTTGCACAAAAGAATCTTTGCACCTTGCCGCAATTAAAAGCCTTTCGTCCTTACTTTTGAGTAGGATTACATTCCCGAATCCCTCCGCTTTGAAAATATCGCATTCGTCAAGCTGCTTTTTTGCCAACCGCTCCAAGTTTTCTAACTTCGGGCGGTTGGTCGTTTCTAGGTTTATTTTAAGTTGATTTTTCATTGCTAACTATATATTGAATATTCTGCCAAATCCCTCCATTCGTCGGGGTCTTCGTTTCGGTAAATAATAACCTCCTCCAGAGTCCTCATAGAAATACCTTCCGCTTCTTTGTTTTCTGCTATTAAAGCTAGGCACTCTTGTTTGATTTCCATAGAGATTTCGTTCATATATTTATCGCTATCAATGATTGTTTGCATTCTCTCAATCATTTCGTCGGGGGTCATAGAAACATCAACAGTAGAACACCTAGTCATAACGGGCTTGTCCATCTTGTTTTTATCTAAATTAGAAATAAAGATAATTTGACCGAAAAACTGAAATTGATTTATGTCCCCGTGTACCGCCCAAGATATAAACCGCTCTGCTTTGTTGTCTAGTCCATTTTTGAGCAAATCCGCCATTTTCTTTTTCTTCCAAATGTCATCACAATCGTCGAAGATCAGAAGTTTATTTCTATGTCTTGACATTATGTCGTATAGACCCTTTTCGGACAAAGAACCCCCTATAACTACATAGTCCCCCTCTTCATCAACGTCCGCCCACTCTTTAGAGTCTCGTTCAATTTCGACTGAATCCGTGGCGTTTTCGTCTTCGCCTAGTCCGTCCGTAGAATCCAGTCTATGACGTCTAAATCCCATCGCCATAAGAACCTCTCTAACGGTGTACGTCTTACCTAGTCCACCTTTGCCCGTTATAATTAGAGCATTACGCTTTCCAAATGCCGTAAGTCTTACAAGGCTTTTTAATATCTGGAATCGCTTGTTTATTGAGAACTTAGACAGCATTTCCCGTTTTTTCTGGTCTTGAAATGCTTCTAGTGAAATGCTAGGGGTTGCGGTTTTTCGACGCACTTTTTTAACTGCAGGAAAAAGTGAAACGTTCCCGTTTTCGTCTGCCTTAGACGCTAAGAAAACCTTATCCAAATCCCTTCTTACATCCTTGTTGTTGCCTATTCCGTCCGTTCTATGACAATAAGCAAGCCCCCTACTGTTTATCTTTACAAAAACCATTGGTATTTCTTGCTTGTTTCGTCCGTAAGTATAGACTAAATCGCCTTTTGATAGCGTCGCTTGTGTTCCGTTAAGTACCATTATCTTGCTTTGTTTTTTTTTATTTATAATTCGTTTTCGTTTTACTTGCCGCCGCCTAACTTTACAGCTATGTCGAACGCCGCACTTGCCCTCCCGTTAGCTATCATTAGATCAAGTTTAGTATCTTTTAATTCGGCTTTAAGTCCCCCTATTTTAATGTCTCTCGCTTTTATAATGTCACTACGCATATTGTTCGTTTCGACCAAAATACTAATGTTACTTTTTAATGAAGCAACTAGCTTTTTTAAGGTGTCGATGTCGTGCTGCGTTCCTTTTTCTATGGCGTCCTGTAAATTCATAACTTCTTGCTTTTAAATCAATAATTCGTTTTCCTTGTTGACACAAATATAAAACAACTTATTTGTATTCGCAAATATTAAGCGAAGTATTTTAAAAGAAAAACGAGAAAACGACGATTAGCCGAATTTCTCGTTTTAGATTTATTAAAAAGGTACGTCGTTGCAAGCGTCGTACTCGTCTTGAAAGTTGCAGGCTATGTACTTAAACCTAGCTTCTGTGTACTTCATAAACTCCATGTATCGCATCCATTCAACGGCCATTGGTAGTTCGTCAAACATTTTGACCCTAAATTGATTATGGCCTACATCAAGGTAGGATATTTCATATACGCTTTTCTTTGCAAATTCTACACTTTCAATTTCGGCGTCTATGTGTTGTTTAATTCCCTCCTCTATTGCCTTTTCTAAGTTTACGGCAGAATAGTAAGGTATATTTTTATTCTTTTTCCTAGCGAAGGTATTCCATACCGACACGGCTATTGTGTGCGCTAATTTTGATTTTTTCATTTGCTTGCCTTTGATTTTATTATTAAATAACGATTCGTTTCTTCGATTACGTCGCTTTCGTTTTTCTTGGTTGGTTTTTGGCTTTTTAGCCATTTAAAGAACTTCATATTAATTTACTTTAATATCGTACATTAATTGTATTTTATTAGCCAACGAATAAAGGGTCGGGTTTAATTCGTCGTAGCTCTTTACGTCGTCAATCAAATCTTTCAGCCCTTCCGTGTCGCTAACTTTTAGCCTTTCCGCTCTAAATATTAGCCTTGCGGCTTCTTTTGTAACTCTCATGTTAGTATAGTCCTTTGTCGTCTGTTTCTAAAAATTTCCTTGTAAATTCGTCACGAATCAATGTAGCATGTTTGATTACCCGTTCAAAACGTCTTGCAATGTCTTTATTAAGCTCTATTTTGATCGTATGAGAAGCCTTGTGTGCTGTTAAGCTTCTATTCAACAAGTCTGGGTGAAAACTTGTCCAGTACCCGTATTCGGCTTTTAAACTCCATATTTGATGCTGAACTTGATAGTACTTTTGTTTCGAGAAATTAAACAGGTCTTGATCGCTTCTTATTTCGGTGTGGTCGTGGTGGATTCCTTTATTTATGGGGCATTTGTACTCTGAGGGAATAAGTGAGTAAATTGTATCGTCTGGACTTGAAACGCTCTCTATGTCCAAGTGCTGCACTATCATTACTTTGTTTTCTCCTTCGTCTGGATAAAGCATCGTTTTCCTTCTGAATTCTCTGGATGCAAGCGGTTCGTTTTCGTTCCCCCAGTCAATAGCCTTCACGCCTTCTAGGTCTTCGCCTAAAGATTGGTATATTATTTCGTGGTGCTTTTGTTTGGCATAGCCAACTGCCGACCCTGCTAGTATGTCGATGTTTTCAATTGCGTAACAGCCACGAATAAGAAGCAATTCAATGTCGGTCAAGTCGTAATTATGGATTGTCTCAAAGGCAAAAAAATCATCCTTAAGCACGGCTTTAATTTCCTTTTTGACTGCCTTTAAGTCCCTGTCTTTACAAAATCCAGACTTAACTAAATAGCCGCCAGTATAATCAAGATCGTAAGAAGTTGGTCGGAATTCCATCATCTTTTTGCAAGGCTGCCACAAGTCATTTTTTAATTGACTCATAGCAGCTTTTGCCATTGATTGTTTAGAAGGACTTTCGAATAGCTTGAAAATTTCAGAGCTTGAAAACTTGCCAAACTTCTCCTTTTTCCAAATGTCCGTATTTTGTTCGCCACGAAGTATATTAGTTCTTAAGTTTTTCATCTTGACTTTTTGCTTCTGACTTTAATTTTTTAGCTACTTCGATTTGCTTGTTTATTTCCTCCATCTGAGATTCTGAAATCTCATAATCTTCCTCTATTGCATTTAGGTGTCCCGCTGTCAAGAAATAATTAACCGACAAAGGTATTTCACTATCTTTAAGAATCTTCTTAGCTTCAGCCCTTGGCGGCGTGCTTCGGAACCTCAATGCATTAACCTTGCCTTGTGGCGAACTTACGTTCTTTTTTACATATAATTTTACTTTTTTACCTATGAAATCATCGGCAAAAGTGGACTCTAAGGCACTTTCCATAAGAGTAAGGTTAGTTATATTTAAAATCATTGGCAGCACCTTAAAGCCGTTAATTTTAGTTTCCTTGAATGTAACTACATTTTTCCACTTCTTGCCGTCTTTCCCTGCTATCTCTTCTTGATGGAAAGATTTTATCGTTACTACTAAGTCCGCATTATTGGGACTCATTTCGGGAAAATGTTGAGAACCTAAATGCTCATAGTCAAAGTTTAATTTCCAATGTTTTGCCGTTTCAAACGGGCGTACCTTGTTACTCATGTTCCTTGCTTTTTGATTGTTTTCCTAAATTAATTGTTCGTTTTCGTTTCTGGGGTTAATTAAAATACTCCTTAAGTACGCTTTGCTTTTCCAAAAACGGAAGACTTGAATAACCCTTTTCTTTGTATAGCTCGTCCGCCTTTGCTTTTAACTCTTTGTAGCTTTGACTCTATAGGTAAAAGTATAACCGCTTTGTTTAAAAGATTAGCGTATCTTGATTTGTTAGCCCAAAGCGTTATTTCTGCCTTATGATCTTGCGTTGCGTTTGATTTATTGCACATAATTTCTTGTTTTATTTATCTGAATAATTAGCTTCTTTGCTGACACAAATATATATCAACTTTCTCGGTTTCGCAAACTTTAAGCGAAGTATTTTAAAAATAAAAGCCAAAAACTTAATTTGCTTGTTTTTGGCTTTCGTTTTTACTTCGTTTTCGTTGCTCTGAATACATCTTCTTTGTAGGTCTTCAAAAGCTTCCGAGTAATCAAAATGCCTCTTTGAATACCTAAGCCCGTTTTGCCTTTCCGTTCCCTGCTCTCAAGGGCTGCATATTGCAATTTAAGCGACTTAATTTTCTTCTTTAGGGTCTTGACACTTTCGGGCGTTTCTTTCTTGGTATAAGTGATTAATAAAGCCTTTGCGTCCCCCAGTCTAGCTTCGTAGTACTGAATTTCAGTAACAACGACGGTTTTCCCGTCTTTCGTTTCGAATGATTTAGAAATTCGCTTAGCTCGTTCTGAGTCGAATAGTTGAGGCTTCAAAACCTGCTCCACAAAGTATTCTCTGGTACTAGAATTGTAACTTAGTGGCAAGTGCGCCCGTTCTAGCATAACGACACGGCTACTTGTGTTCTTCTCTTTGGCTTTTTCTAGCAGAGATTCTACAGACTTGACATAGGCGGAAATTCTTGCAACTCTTCTTTCTAATTGATTTTTCATAGTTGTATTTTATTAGTATTTTGGTTTTTGAATTAATTTAAAAACTATTAATAGGGTCGGAAACTGTCATATATCTAGATCCGTCCCGCTTATGAACCTCAAGCACGGCTACTAGTGAACGTCTATTTGTCGGTGTGGCTAGATTCGTTTCTATTAAGAATAAATGATCAAAAAGGATAAAATCATTAGGAACTAAGAACTTTCTTTTTCCATTTTCAATGAACTTACTATAGGAGTGTTCGCCAATGTAAAATTTATCAACTTTAGGCACTTTGTCAACTCCTCCATACTCAATAAGCAAGCCGTGCCCCTTCTGTTCGTCGGTCTCTTTGGCTGCCTTTTCTAGCTCCTTTATTCTAGCTAGAAGCTCAGAGACTTCTTTGTAGTGGCTGCTTTTGATCGTTTCAATGTCTATTGCAAAGTTGTCGTTTTCTTCGTTTAGGTCGAAGATAGTTCGCTTTTGCTTGAGTATAATTTTACCTCTTAGGTTTTTAGAATAGTTAAGTTTGTTAATTTCTTCTATTACTGCCACCTTTTGCGCTTTAAAAAACCACTTTTTCATCTTTAAAAGTATTAAGTATTTTAGTTAAAAATTATTTATTCAATCTGGTAAGCATTAATAATTATCTATCCTGCTCGGCTTCGTCGCTTAATTGGTAGTCGTCACCTTCGCCCTCTTCTAAAAGTACGGTTACTTTTTTAAATATACACCTTTGATGGGCTGACTTTATTATTTCCCCCTTAATCATGTTTGCAAAAATTAAAGCCGTGCCGCTTTCGGCTAAATACGAAATCGTATAGGTAAATTTAGTTTTTATCCTATTATAGGATATTACAGTTTCAATACCTAGATACGAGTCTGTAAATTCGCTCAATTCCTGTGCAGAGTCTAAAATTTCCATAGCAGAGTCAAAGCTATTCAAGAGGTCTTCTATTCCTTCAAAGTGAATCAAAACTAAGGATTCGCCCAAATTGGCTCTTATATTTTTGATTAAAATATCTTTTACGGTTTCTTGTCTTGCTCCTAAAAATTCCATCATTCCGTCTACAAACTCTAAATGAACTAAGCCCGAATGATTCATACTATTTATTAAGTCTAAAGCTTCAATTATGGTAACTTGTGTTAATTTTGGCATTGTTCTATATTTTAGATAAGTGATTGTTAAATTTACTAAGACCAAGCGTTAAAAGCTAAATCTTTACTATGTGTCAACCCGTGAAGATATTGCGCTTCAATAGGGCAAACTTTAGGCTTAGCCGCTTCGTTAGTTGACCAGTTAGAAAGCCTTTCTTGATTAGCCTTTGCGTCCGCTAACTTGATAGCTTGCTTTCTTTTTGCTAAACGACTTTTAAGGTAGATACCTTTCAACGCCAATGAGAACCTTTTTGCATAAGTTCCAATTCCGTACTTGTTTGCTTTTGCTATTTTGTGCGCCTTGGTAAATGTTGCCGATTTGCTCATGTCGTTTTAGTTTTGTTGTTTATATTATTTCCTTCGTTGAAACAAATATACAACGGGTTATTTGATTTCGCAAGCTTTTTGCGAAAAGATTTTAAAAAAGATTTACATTTTACAAATGCTTGTATAGAAATTATAGTCTGTGCTTGAATAGTCGTTATATCTTATGTCGTTAAATCTATTTAAAAACCTTTCTAAATTCCGAGCCGCTGCTCTATTTCCCTCTATTTCCGTGCTATAGCTTATATCTATAGATTGGCCCATTGAAAACCTATGTATACTAACGCTGAATTTAAATCCTTGCAAGAAGTACTTAGCGTACATTCTTGTAATTTTTGCTATGTCAGATATATCAGAGAATGCCGAGTACAAAAGATCGCCCTTAGTTCTTTTATTAGTGCTTTCTTCTTTTAGGTTTTTAGCTACCCAAAGCAAATAGCCGCCCAAGAAAGATTTGTTTTTAAATAAAATTTCTTTGCCTATTTTTACATTATCGGAGTCTTTTGAGTTTAGTAAGCTGTGAACTCCGCTTGCTTGCTCTGCAGAAAATCGAAGAGCTGAATACTTGTCTTTCAATTGCTTTTTACTAGCTTTAACAAAAGACTTACATTCTTTTGCGAACGACTCCCAGCCTTCTTTTGTCTCGCCAAACGATACACTTATTAATGATTTTACTTTTAAAATTAATTCGTTTACGTTTTCAATTGTGTCGGTAGTCATAATATTAAGCTTTAAAGTGTTTTACCTTATTGGTATGATACAAATGTACGCCGCCTTTCTCGTTTTCGCAAACCTTTTGCGAAGTATTTTAAAAGAAAAAAGAACACACTTACCTAACTGGCTGAAAGTGTGTTCTTTATGGGTAATTATTTATTTTCGGAATCCAAGTAATTTTCCAAATCTTCCAAATACTCTTCGATTTCGTCGTCGTCTTCGTTTTTATCAAACGGCTTTCGCTTTAGTATTTCCTTTAATTCGGCTTCAATTCTCATTAGGCCTGCCGCACTGTGACCGTGAAAAATTCCATCTTCGTGCGACTCGCCGAACTGGTCGGCTACTTCTTCGCCTTGGTTTAGTTTTATTTGCTCGTAGCAATGTTCGAAACTCATGCTTTGTCCTTTTTAAACTTCTTGTATTTAATTACCAAATTCTTATAGGCGTGAATTAAGTCCTCCTTGGTTTGGTTTATTTCCGAAATCTCACGACGAGCAGCCATATACTTAATATTATCGTTAGTCCAGACGCTTTTGTCTTCTCGTCTATCTATTGCGCCACACAAAGACAATAGACGCTTTTTCTTTTGCTTTGCTATTCCGTGGCTCCATCTGTGGTCTACTTGCTTGATTATATCAATTAATTCCTTGGCTCTCTTTATTGGTGTTATCATTCTAACTTTTTTTAAACTCCTATTAATGTAATTTCTATTCGAGGGTTAAGACCCCAGTGTTTAGAAGCTTCTTTTGTATGGTAAACCAGACAATCATCTAAATAGACCCCCTTTTGAATAACTCCGCTTTTTAGCTTTTTTCGACTCATAGAATCAAAAGGTAACTTATTGAGATTGTCGATCAAGTCGGGCTTAGTGAACTTATTAACCAAGCCGCCCATTTGCATCCAAGCCAATTTCTTCTTGTGCTTCGTTATTGTTTTGGGTGCTTCGTGAACTACTAGAAATTCAGTCACTTGCACCCATTCCGTAAACATTTCGAAATCCTTAGGCAATTGGTTCCTTATCTGGATTCTATAACTTTGCTCTCTAAGGGCGTATTTTTCGGGTTGATAGAATATCTTTTTACCCGTCTTTGTCTTGCCCTGTCGGACGCTTTGTTTCGCCATTGGCTCGCCTTTTAGGATTAGGGTTATTTGCCTTGGTTGCTTTTGTTTTGGCGGCTTCTTTAGCTCTGATTTTTTGTTGTGTACTACTTTCACGATACAGGATATAAGCCGCAATCTAAACACATACTGTACTGGTCAAAGCAACCGACCCCCTTTTTTGTATTTAAGTGGGCGCACTCGTTTACATCTTCGCTCTCGTCGCAAATCTCACAACCTTCGCACTCTTCTTGACCTTCGCACTCTGTAGACGCTTCGCCTGTTTCGGTTTTAAGTTCTTTTTTAATTTCTTCAATAGACTTTATTCGCCTTGCTTTTGACTGACTTTCGCCTTTAGATTTAACAACTAACTGGCTACCATCCATAAAATAAGGCAACTCTAAGACCTTCAGAAGCTCGGCAACCTTATCGGTATTGAAACCCTTATTATCCTTGTCCCGAACGCTTTTTCTAAGGCTATCCACCCATCGACCAGAAACGGGCAAATGTCCGCTCGTTTTCAAATCAACTGTATTGAGTTCCTTTTCTTCCAAATGCTCGTTTAAGTGGCCTAGGATTATTCTTTTTGTTTCTTGATTCATAGTTGCTCCTCTTTAGTGATTGTTTTTTCAATTCTACTTATTGTGTTTTTCCAAGCCAAGTTTGACGAGTCTAAATATTTCTTACTGTCTGGGTCGAAATCGACCCCCTTAGTGGCTAGCTTCAATTCTTCATCAAAGGTATTTTTATAAAGTGCGTATATTTTACTTTTCCTGCTTTTGCCCTTACGGTTTAATTTGACATTCGTACCCAAGTTTTTAATTGCCCTTACATAACCTTCCTTTATTGGAATAAAAGCTCCGCCCGACACGCAAGTATCGAAGTCGTAAATACTTCCGTCTGAGTCGTACACTTCACTAACCCCTATTTCGATAGAAATACTATTCCCGTCTTCAAAGTTAAAAACCCGACCTACTGCCACGCCCTCGAATGTATGAAGCTCTATGTTTTTAATTTCCATTTCCTTGCTTTTTAATTAATAATTCATTCCTAACTACAACAAATCTACAACCTTTTTTCCAGTTTCGCAAACTTTGAGCGAACTATTTTAAAAGTATTTAATTCGTTTGTTTTGATTTATTGCTTATCTTTGGATTTAACGAATTGAATTATATCAAAATAACTTAGATTATGAAAGAAGTAAAAGAGGATAAAAGAGGACAGACGATTGATATTAAAAATAAATTCCCGTTACTTTGGCGAATGACTAGAACTTCAGTAGAAACGGCTGTAGAAATCGACGAAGGCAGGGACGCAATAGCATACTTTAACAATGCGTTTTCCTATGGCCTAGTAGCTACTCAATTGAAGCGATTCAAGAACGAAGCGATGGCGTTTTCTAAATCTGTAGATTACGCAGAAAATAAAGAAGCCCTGCAGGATCAAATTGTCAAGGAATTTGAAGGAAAAAACAAAGATACGGGCTTAATTGTTGTTATCTTCAAGGGTATTTTACCCTTAATTTTTATGAATATAGGGGGCGGTGCTGAGTTGGAAAGCTCGATACGAGAATACAAAGAGGGCGACGGCAAATTTTAAACCTTAACTTTTTCAATACAAAAATAGCCTACCGAAGAAATTCAGTAGGCTATTTTTTTTGTTCGTTTTCGTCGATCTGGCTATCTTGATTTAAACCTTAGGGGGTCTCCCTTTGTTACCTTCGCAAGGTCGGAAATGGTTTCAATGCGTGAATAGTTATAAGGGTGCGCCGAGCTTTCGAATTCTACCGTAATTGCGCCGTCATTAAATTCAATATCCATCTTTTTTGACTCGTTCCGTATATAATAAATTCCGTGCGTTTTGTGTGAAAATTTCCAACCTTCAAAAATTACATTCCGTTTAGCGTCCCCCGTGTTCTTTGTCGGGGAATCATCTTTGGCGGCTATGAACAAGCCCATTTCTAAGCTTACGTCTTGAAACCTAGTAATTTGACAAGTAAGTTCCCACGCTTCGCTCAAGTACATTTCTTGTAATGTGAAATAATACAGGTCTTCGATAACTTTATTCAACGGCTTCAATAAAGTAAATGCGGCAATTGAAACTTTATTTATATTCTCCAATAATTGATATGCTTCCATTTCTTTTTCTTGCTTTAAGGTTAATTATTACTTTTGCTAAACTTGCCTTTATTAGGCTTTAATTTGACGTTTAAGCCCTTCGATTTGCTCGGCTTGCTCTTTGGTTTTTACTCTTAAATTGTCGGCTTCTTCGCATCTTTTTAAGACTATAGAGCCAAGTTCTGAGACTTCGGATTTTAGGGCCCTGATTTCGTCAAAGGATTCCGTACACGCACTTATGCCCCCTATTCGAATATCTTCTAATTGGTCAATCTCGGACTTAAGGGCTTTGATTTGCTCGTCTTTTTCGTCTAGTAATCCGTTTGCTTTCACGAACTCCCCCCAATAAATTTTAGAAGCTTCGCCCAACCCCTTAATTGTTCCTATTTTCTCTATAATTATATCGCTATGATTACTTGCGACACCCAACGCTACTTGGTGGCGGTTTTCGGTCTGGATGTATTTTTCTTCTAAGAACCCAATGTACTCTTTTTGATAACTAGCTGTTGTTCGTTCGACAATTGCAATTGAGTTATTAAATTCCTTGATTAAATCTTGCTTATTCATAATTTCTTGCTTTGTTTTGATTTGTAATTCGTTTTCGTTTTATTTACCCTTTTAGGCTATCCAGTCTTTTAGACAGGTTGCACAACTCTTCTTCCCAGTCGGCTAACATCTGATTTACTGCGTCAATATTATTTGATTCTAAGTGAGTTTTAATTTCTTTAATAAACTCAATATCATTGTTGATTGACTCTTCTGTATGTCTATTAATGCACATGATCTTTTCTTTTATTTTGATTTATAACTCGTTTCTAGCTAACTCTGTTCGATCTTTTTTAATTCCGACTTTAAATGCAAAGAGTACTTCTTGTGCTTTTTTGCGCTATTCCTATGCATAACCTTAGCCGCTTGACACTCTTTTAATTGAGCCTTTAGTCTTTCGTTTTTCGCTTCTAGGTCGGCTATATTTCGACACATATAAAGCATTTCGATTTCTAAATTCTGGATACTGGCTTGTGTCGAATTTGATATTTCTTTTATTTCGTGCTCTTTTATCATTTCGCTTGCTTTGTTTTGATTTGTAATTCGTTTTCGTTTTAAATCGACGCAATTACATTTTGCGCAAACTCTTTAATCGTTTCTTTGTTGCCGTATCCGTTCATGTGGCAATAATCAGAAGGGTCGTCTATTATGGCCTGTAGTTCGACTTCTGTCATTTCTTCTAACTCTAAATATATTTGATTCATTAGGTGTTCGCCTGCTTCTATTTGGTCGGAAATTTGGTTTGACATATAGCACATAATTTCTTGTTTTATTTATCTGAATAATTAACTTCTTTGCTGACACAAATATAAAACAACTTATTTGATTTCGCAAACTTTAAGCGAAAAGATTTATATTTATTTTAAATTAAGTTTTTCCATCTATACCACTTTCGTACAGTACTAAAATAGGGTAGTACGAAAGTTTCCATCTATCCGCTTTTAGTACTGTACCGTTTTAGTACAGTACGAAAATAGGGGGGGTATAATAACTATTGAGAGTTTTAAATACTTATTGAAATTTAATAAACAATTATTAAAAAGGAAAAGGGGACTTTTTTTTTAAATCAAGATCAATTTATTTTTTTTAAGAAAAGTATTTAAAAGTTTGGAATTGTAAAAAGTCGCCGTATATTTGTGTCAGACAATGAGTAGAAAGTTACTTTTTATTTGAGCGTAGGAAACTCAAATTTTACTTTTTCTTTTAGTCTAAGCAAGTCTAACGAGAATCTAATTTTATTTTTTTTTATAGCAATTCTGCAAAAGGGAATGCTTTAAAAAGTCGGGTTGCGCTTTTTACTTGCTATGCGCTTGTTTTCCTAAACGCCCGACTTTTTAAAGCATTCCTTTTTTTTGTTTAATTTCTGCCGTAAAATTGAAAGATGATAAACACGAACGAAGCGATACTGGACGAGCTGACAGACTCAGAGTATTTTTTGTTGTCAATTTTTGCTTCTTACGGCAAAATTTCACACCCTAGCAACGATGTACTGGTCAGTCGTAGCAAGTGGGACTTAAAAAAAGTTAAGAAGTACAGGAAACAATTAATCGACAAGGGCTTTTTAACTTCTGAGCCTAGATACCAAATTGTTGAAGGTCGGACAAGGAGAGCATCCAATAAGTACGAAATTACAACTGGCCTAATGAAGAAATTCAACGGCAAAAATAAAAAATCTGAAATCGTTAATATTGAAGTCGGAAACTTAAGAAAGCAAATTAAAGATTTAAAGAAGCAAATTGCAAGCCTTGAAAACGCCAAACCGACCGAAATTAACGAAATCGAAATAAAAAAACCAGTAGACGAGCCGAAAGAAAAGCCAAAAAAGAAACCCCGAAAGAAGCCCAAAAAGGCAAACATTGAAGACCTTGAATTTAAGGAAGACTTTGGAGACGATTTAAAAGAGTTCTTTTTTGACTACATTAAGCATAAGAAAAAGTCATATACTGAACAATGGCGATTGCAGAAGCAAGCAAATTATTTTTACGAAAGTGCTAAAACCTACGGAATAGCGGCGGTTTATGTTGCGCTAGAAACTACCCATCGAATAGGATACGACGGAATATTTATAAAAGGCATATCTAAACAACAATTAGAAGCGTATGAAAAGCAAGCAGGAAAAACAAACGGGACTAACTACGGAAGCGCAGAACAAAGCGACTCTTTGCAAGATCAGTTTAACAACCGTTTCGGCGGCTCTGGGGTTGCCAGTAGCTCAAGCAACGAAGATAGTGACCTTATACAAGAGTTCGACTAACATAAGATCAATAGTAAACGGCGGCGATTTAGCTCAAATTAACACGCTAAATAAAGCCATTGCGGCAACTTTGTTGAAACAGATAGAGTCGCATGTCGGCGTTAATTTAAGAAAGGCGGCATTAAGCACCGCTTCGGACGCCGAAAAGTCAAAGCTAGAAGCTCAGTTTGACGCCTTAGAGTCTTGTACGGAATTCGTAAAGGTTCAATTCCCAGAAATTGGAGTTTTTGAGATCGAGGACGCTTTTTCTATGTTGTCGGCAGGAAAGTTGACGGCAGACGTTAGGACTTTTGGTTGGGTTTTCGAGCCTATGCACTTAGGGCGTGTCCTATTTGCTTATACGAAGTTCAGAAGGGGCGTAATCGCCGAGTATGAGAAAAAGCACTTCATTGCAAATAAGGAGAAAACCGACGAAGAAAAAGAAGCCTTGCAGGAAAAGGCGAACAAATATGCAATACTTGAGTATAAGGCCCTTTTAAGGTACTTTCAAGAAATTAACGACCCGAGCAACAAAGAAGTTGCTAAGTGGACTAAAAGCGTGGTAGAAGATTCTGTAAAGTCATATTGGGGAAAGATTCTTGTATCTAGCGGCATAATTAAGTTATCTAACGAAGAAAGGCAGATAGCGAAAGGCGAAGCTAAGGAACGAACTTTAAACGAGCTTAAAAACGCAAGAATCGACGGCAGAAAAAAGGATGTTGACCGACTCGCAGCTACTGAAATGATAAAGTCAATAGGCAACAAGGGGCAAGATGGTGGATTTACCGCAAAGTGGCAAGCTAGATACTCAAAAATAGTGATAATAAAATCAATTTTAAATTCATAAAAAGCAAGCAAAAATGACAAAGCAAGAATTTCAAGAAGAAATAACTAAGTTAAAAGCGATAGAATCAAAAGCTTTAAAGGCTAAATATAAAGCGAAAAAAGACACTGAATTGTTAATCAAAGAGTATTTAAAGGAGGAGGACACCCGAAAAGAAGGGGACGTTCTGGAGCATCCTAACGGCTTTATCTTGCTTATTATTAAGCGTTACGAGTTGCACTTTATCGACAAAACGCCAATTATTGTATATTGCGGACAATCTTGCAATAAAAAAGGAAAGTTAGTAAGTGGTGGTAAGTTGACTCTTATTTATTCTTATGATTTGATGAACTAAGTTTTTCTTTCTAAATAAAAATACATACCTTTATCTTTTGACACTAAATAATATTTTTTAACCACAAAATAAATAATCGTGAAATTCATTCTTTTGTTGTTACTTGGAATGCTTTTATTTTCTTGCACCAACGGCGTTGTTGAATACCCCGTAGAGGACGAAGAAAGTACGCATTTTGACCAGACCAAAACGTCAAACCTAAAAGCTGTTGACGGAATCGAAAACGAAAAATTGGAATACCTTAATGTGATTCCCATTGAGCTAAATTTACAGAAGGATAGCACCGTGTCAGAACTTATTGAGGGGCGCAAACCTTTACTAGATAAAACGATTGAAAACTATCATCTAGCTTATGGCCTGTCTTCGAGGACGCACTAAGAATTACCAATAAGATACAAATAAAAAAAGCCCTACAACGAAAGTTGTAGGGCTTTTTTTTTGTTAAAATCTGCAATTGTAGTTTAATTTTGGTACTTTTACAATAAAGCCAATTGATAAGATGGAAGGATTCGACCTAAGCGACTTAAAAGATGATATTGATACAACCGTACAAGAAGTGTTACAAAGTATAAATTTGGGCAATTCTAGGCTTGCACGGTCGGTAAAAATAACAATTGCAAAGAACGGAAGTATTAAAGTACGATTTAGAAAGTATGCCATAAATATAAACGACGGCAGGCGAAAAGGCGCACCACCTCCGCCCGTGGATAAAATACGGGCTTGGATAAGAAGAGAAGGGATTGAGCCTAAAAACGATAACGTAACTAAGAAAGAATTAGCTTATATTCTTAGTGCCGCAATTGGAGCAAATGGAATTGAACCTAAGCCGTTCTTGGAAGCAATTAGCAAAAGTGCGCACGAATTGGCGGTTTTATACATAGATAGAGAGATCGAAAAAGCATTAAAGGATATATTTAAAAAATAAATATGAAAATTCCCATTAATTGGAACAGCAACAACTCCGCAAATAAAAAGCTAGATGCAAAGTCCGTATTGACGGAATCGCCTAACGAAATAACATTAAGCGAAAACGTAAAAGTATTAAGGTTTTCGCCTGTAGAATCTTCCGTTTCACAAAACAAGGCTATGTGTCAACTGGCTGTATTTGCATTCATACCAGAAGGCGAAACGATTACATTCTCCTTTCTTGATTCCTTGATAACTCTAACCGCAAGCACGACGCCCACGTCTGGGGAATTTTTAACCGAATCGGTTGCGCCCTCCGCTGCTCTATTGTCTGTATATTTAGAATCAGTTTCCGAGTCCATAAGTGACACTTTAGAACAAATATTGTCCTTTGGTTCGAATTACATTATTTCAATGGCAGGGGCTTCAATTGGGGTAATGGCAAAATCTTACGGCGAAAAATTCAATATATCTTCTAGTTCGTCGGCGGCAGGAATTTACAACCAGTCAACGACAGGAACTAGCAAGTATTTAGCTCAAAATGTAATTGATTATTCCGCTTTTGCAGACCTATACGTCGGTTTCGAGTCTTTTTCTAGTCAAGTTAATAAGTTTAGCTCTATACTTATAGATAGGTATTTAGTTCCGTCTGGGGAAAGCGAAGCAAGTATCCTACTGAACCCCGTAGGCGACTACGTGAGTCCAATTTTGCCGTTAAGGAGCTTATCTAAATCTAGCGACTTTTTAGTTATGGATTCGGGCGTAAGCGGCGCAGGGCTTTCAGTTCCTTCTGAAGACGAAAACGGGGGTAAGGCTTTTTTGCTTAGACCTTACTTCGTTGTGTATGGCGATTCTTTCAGATACATTTCTAATGGTCAACGCAAGCGAATAGTCAAGGGCGTGAGTCCTGTTCGTTGGGTTCAATTGGGAGCCTTAGACGAATTGCGCCCCTACGACATGAGTACGTATGTCTGGTTGCCAGAAACCGAAAATACTTTCGATTGGCTTTCTTCTCGTCCAGAAAACGAAAGTTTAACGTATGAGTCGCACGCATTCTTGCAATTAATTTGCAAGAAACCAACGCAGGCAGCTATAACCGCAAATATAGAGATAAAATACATGTATTACGATGGAACTTTTGAGTTAGTGAACTTGAGTTCGTTCGATTTTTCAAATCAAGAAATTGCGGGAAATTTATCTTTTGACGTTTCGCCCGTTGCGCTTGGATTAAAAGACCACGAGTTATTGAATGGTAAATTGGTCGATTCTTACGAAGTAAAATTAAAGTGGTCAACTCAAGGCGGCGTAAGTGGAAAATCTAAAGTAAAAAAATATGTTATGGATAGAAATATCTATAATTCAGAAACTCAAATAGTTTTTTTGAACGAATTCGGGGCGTGGGATTCGGTCGGGTTTCGTGGCTCAATCCAAAAAAGCCCAAACAGGACCAAAAATACAATTACTAGATCGTTACCATTTGACGCAAATACAATAAATGCAATTAGTAAAGAAGTATCTTTAAATGTAGATATTGAAATACAGACAGTAAAAACGGTTCATTCTGGATTGATGAATACGGTTCATTATAATTGGGTAATTAAGATTTTAGAAAGTACGGCGGTTTATGAATGGAATAACGACCTTCAAGCGTACGAAAGTATAGATATAAGGTCTTATGATTACAAGCCAAATACAAGCGACGGAAGCGGCAGCATATCAGTGAGCTACACGAGAACTGTTAATAATAACACTATAAAGAGATAAAAAAAATGCCTAATAAAGTAGAATTTCTAATAAAGGGTCTTGACGGCTTATTTTACGCTGCCGACGTAACCGACTTTCAATATAGGTTAAATAGAGTGTCTTTTGAGACTTCGCCTAAGAATTTAAAGTCGTTAGGTGGCACTTTTTCAACTAAAGTTAAATTATCAAAAAATAGCAAAAGAAACGGTTTTTTGTTTGCAGGAAAAACCTCGATTGCTAGTTTTGGGAAATTCAATCTAAACAACAACTACGAAGCTGTTATAAACGAAAACGGCTCCGAAGTTGCTAGGGGCGTTTTCAAATTACAGGGCGTAAGCTCTGAAGCTTACGAAGGTGTATTTTTTGATAAAGATTCTAGTTTTATCGAAAAGCTAGAAAAAGTAAAAATGAACCGCTTAGGGTATGTGGACAATAAGCCCACTTGGCTAGTCCCTTTTGATGGAACTATTACGTTTGACGAAGTAAACGACCTTTCAAACAGGGAAACGGACTTTATTTGTCCAACTATAATTTACAACAATACGCCCGTTTTAGATTATTTAGACTTGGAAGATGGCGAAATATGGGGGGAATACGACCTCTCTCAAAGCCCACCTAGTAGATTAAGAGGAAGCTTGTCTCTACCTAACGACTTCGACGTAGTTAGTGGATTTCCTAATAAATTAAGAATGGGACTAAAATTTAATCATTTTCCCCCTGCTTTGTATTATCGAAATGTAATTGAGCGACTATTTAAAGAAGTTGGTTTGGTTGTCGATTGCGAATTATTTTATCAAGACTGGTTTAACACTATCTATATGACTTATGAGGGTTCTAAATACCTTTATAATTGGCGAAACATAGGTTCTGTCTATTCGTTCACGCCTACCGTTTTGCAGAATCAAAATATCAGTATCGACAAAATAGAATACACCGACGAAGTTGACAGGCAAGTAGGTGGAAATGTCGGGGGAACCATTGAGTTAAATAGACTAGCTTTGCCTTTTTTGGGCGGCAGTACTCCGACTCAGTTCTGGATAGACGAAGAGCGTTTTTTATTCAAGTTTGCCAACATCATAAAGCATGACGGATTCAGCCCATTAGTAGTAGATAAGTGTTCTTTGACGAACAATTTCAACAAAGAGGGGTCTTATTTAGTGCCTTCTAATGGTGTTTATAAAATCAAGGTTGCTTCCCAGTATGAAAGTATTCATAATAGCTTTACCCAATACGGCGGCGGCAGCGGCGGCGGTGGCAGCTCGTCTACTCAATTGGGGACAGCTTATGACTTTAGTGTACTCTCTGCCGCTGCCGTTACCACTTCGGGGGCTTTGATGTCTTGCAATTGGTGGGCGGGGGGAACCGTTGCGGGGGCTGTCTCGATTGGGTCTTCTCAGCACTATGCAAATTCTACCTACGCACAGGCTATGATAGACTTAAACGCCGCTTATAATTACTATAAAGGACTTACGCCTACGGGCAATATATACGTAACCGCCACGAGTGCCCTTGTCGCCACTTCGCCCAATTTTTCGGGCGACATAGGAGGTCTTAGATTTACGGCAGGCGTTTTTTTTGCGGTCGCCGCTATAACTAATTCTACAACGGTAACTTTTGACGCTCAAGGGAATCCTGCAGCTCAATTTGTAATACAAATAAATGCCGCATTCGCAGCGGCGGCGGCTGCTAATATGGTACTCATTAACGGCGCACAATCTTCGAATATTTTTTGGGCGGTAACTGGTGCGCCCTCATTGGGTGCAGCGGCACACCTAGAAGGAACTGTCATAGGATTAGGGGCTTTTACGGCAGGCGTTGGAGCTTCTATAAATGGTCGAGTCATGACGGTGGGCGTTGCTGCCATAACCTTAAGCAATAATGTAATTACGACAACGGCGGAGGTTATTGGCGGCGGTGGTAGCGGCGGCGGCGGAGGTGCTATATACTGGTTAGGTGCGTCCCTTATTAATGCCTTTGGTACGTGGGATTCGGATTCGGTCGGCTCTTTGCCTTTCGTAGATCGTCGTTATTCTTGGGATGATAATGTTCTGGTAGTTATGAGAAAAGACCCGAACGGGCGAACTAGCGAAGAAACTAACCGCCTTTTATTTGAATGGATGAACGGGCAAAATAAGGATTTAACAACCCAAAAAAGCGACGTAATAGCCTACTTTAGCCCAAAGCGTTGGGCCTTAAATGACAGGGGTATTTCTGTTCCTAGTTCCGAAATAATGGGGTCGCCTTATTCAGAGTTTAATAGCGTCGTAAAGGTGGGGCTCGGTGGAACTTCTAGCAGTTTTGTTTCCCACGAATTACTAAATAATTCAATTCCGAAACATTCGGAATCTTATGCAGAAATCGAAATCGAAATCGATTTAATAGAAGGGGACTTGGTAGAAATTTTATGGGTTTCGTTGGGTAATATATACGGGGAGGTTTCTAGGCATTATTCGGCAAATCCAGTATTTGACCACGCTGTCCCCGTTTCGGACATGGAGCAAAATTTCGGCGCAAGTATATCGAACCCGTTGCCAGACCCTTCAAATTTAACTTCTTATTATTCCATTGACCACCTTTGTGGGGAATACGACTTAGATTTAGCTCAAAACTTACCAAATATAAGCGGCAAGGATTTTATAAGTTCTTTTATAAAACAGTTCAATCTTCACTATAAAGTAAACGACGGAACTATTTCTTTTTATCCAGTTGTTCGATATTATGAAAACGAAGCGTATGACATAACAAGCAGGGTTGATGTTAGCAAAAAATGGAAGTCCACGCCAATAGAAAGCCCGAAAAGTTGGTCGGTTGGCTATAAGAACGATGAAAATGACAGGCTACTAAACGAATCAACTTTAAGGGGTTGTAATTCTAGTTTAGAATCTTCGGCAGACTACGCAAATATCGAAATTGAAAACGAGAACACATATAGCGAGAATTCATCGAGCGACTTGATATTGTTTAGCGCAACAAAGTTCCTTAGGTCGCCAATTTCTACGAATCCCTATGGTTTCGGGTTAGGTTCGTTTCCGTATGAATTCATAGAAAGTTGCTCTCCTTTAGACAGCTCCATTTGCTTGATAAAGGGTTTCGTTTTGCCCGTCCCTTCTTTGAATGGAGAAATGATACTAGATTTTCCATCCATTCAATCAAAGGAATCTTTTAAGATAAAAAAATACGGCAATTGGTCGCTTGATTTTGGATATAGTCCACGCTTAATGTATAATCTAGGAACGGCAAACCAGTACACGCAAGATTACAGCTCCGAAGAGTGGGGCACGCTTATAGATATGCCACGCTCTGACATTGACTATATGAATCTTAAAAAATACTGGTTCAAGCCTACGGTAAGCCAATTTGATGGAGAAAATGAAAATTTAACAGGTATAAAATACCCTACTTTAAGGTATGACGGGGACGACGGGTTGTACTTAAAGTACTTTGAAAACCTCCTAGAATTATTTGGATTGTCAGAGGTTCTGACGTTAAAAATGTCAGTAACGACAAAAGACTGGAACGAAATGGAAGGGAGTAGGAAAATTAAGTTTTTAGACCAGATATATAGATTAATGTCAATTAAGGACTACGACGTTAATAAGCGGAATTTATCAATAATAAAATTACTAAAAGAGGTTTAAAATGGCAGAATTAAAAAGTACAATCGAAATCGACGTCGAAGGAATTAAGCAATTTCAAGCCCTTACAAAAAGGGCACGGGCGGACATTTTAGCAATAAAAAAAGCCCTTCAAGATAAGGGATTTAAAGGCAATGCTAAGGAGTTACAAAAAGCCGCCGTACTGTATAGGCGTGAATTCTTAAAGGCAATTAAGGATATTGAGCGAGCCGACTTGTCAAGAATAAAAAAGGTACTAGAAGCGCAAGCGGCGAACATAGTTAGAGTTTCTAGTACTCAGAAAAACGGCGCAACGCCTAAGCAGTCGGCGGATTTAGAGCAGCTAGAAACGGCGGCGGCTGTAGTTGATTCTTTGGGCGTGGACGCTGAGGGGACGACCGAATCTATAGATGGATTAAATGAAGCTTTGGTCGAAACGGGCGAAGGTGCTACGGAAGCGGCGGAGGGCTTTGAGGGGGTGGACGAATCGGTACAAGGCACAGTCCAAAGCATAAGTGACCTAGAAGAGCGAAACAAGGATATAAAAGAAGTCCTTAAGAATACACCTCAAGAAGGTCAAGAAGGGTACGAAGAACTAAGTGACACTATAAGGGTCTTGACCGCCGAATATGGAGAAAATAGAGACACTATACTTGAATTTAACCGAGGGCTTAGGCAGGGTGTTCAAGAAACGGAATTAAAAAAAGACTCTATATTCGAGCTGTCTCAAACCGTTAGGCGGCTAACTAAAGAGTATAGCGCAATGGGTCAAGCCGAGCGAAAAAGTGCGGAGGGCTTGAATCTTAAGAAGAAAATAAAAGAAACTAAGGACGAATTGAACGGGCTTCGTTCTGAAATCGGAGACAATAGAGGCTTTGTAGGTGGTTATATTCAAGCCTTAAACGGCTTAGGTGCTCCACTTGGTAAGGCAAAAGCAGGCGTCGGCGCACTAAGCGGAGCTTTTAAGCTACTTTTGGCAAATCCTGTCGTCGCCGTTGTTGCTGCCTTAGTTGCCGCTTTAACTGGTTTATTTAGGGCGTTTGCATCCACTAAAGCGGGGGCGGAGTTCATGGAACGGGCAAGCGCAAGACTTGGCGCAACATTGGACGTTCTGAGAGATTTAGCGGTAACGGTTGGAAAATTCCTAGTCGACGCCTTCGAGAATCCACAAGAAAGCATAAAAGAATTAGGTAAGTTTTTGATAAATAATGTAATAAATAGATTCAAGGGGCTTATTGATATTATTTTTGTAGTAGGGGACGCCCTTAAAGCCCTTGCGTCTACAGATATGAAAGCCCTTGAGGACGCAGCAAAAGACGCAGCGACAGCACTCACTCAAATATATAGCGGACTTGACGAGAATCAACAACAAAAAATCAAGGACGGAATAGGTGGAGTGGTTGACGAAATAGCCAGAGAAGGTGACGAAGTTTCAAGATTAACGGGCTTATTACAGAAATTAAGGGACGAGCAAAGGGGGCTTTCTTTAGATCGTGCAAAACAAGATACGGCATTAGTGAAAGCTAGGGACGCATCAAGGGACGTGAACACGCCATTAGCTGAACGAATCGAACTATTAAAGGATATTGCAAGTAAAGAGAACGCCTTAACTAGCATAGAAATCGCAGCACAGCAAAGGAAATTAGACGCAATAAAAGCCATTGCGGCGGCTTCTGACACGTCGGCAGATCAATTGGATAAGATCAATTCCGAAGCAATAAAATTAGAGCGATTGAAGCAATTGAGCGCAACGAAAATTCTAACATTAAATAGGCAATTGCGCCAACTAGAAGCAAAGGCGGCGAAAGAAGTTAGCAACAACTTAAAGGGGGAGACTAAGCTAAGGCAAGAATTACTTACAGTTATTTTTAGCCAAAACGCAAAACGAGCAAGTGCGGCAAGGGCTTTAAATATTAAGCTTAGAAAAATAGAGGTCGATTCTATAGAAGATTTGACGAGAAGATTAATCGAAGAAGAAAGGCTGAGGGCTGAAAAAATAAGAAGTCAGCAAATTGAGAACTTCAATAAAACAATAACCGACCAATTAGAGCAATTGGCGGCAGTAAAAGCGGCAGGCGAAAAGAGTGCCAAAGAGGTTGAAATTTTTGAAGCGAAAGTAAATGCGGACATTTTCGAGCTTACCGAGCTAAATAATAAGCTTTTGCAGCTTCAAGAAAAAGAGCATTTAAAGAAAATGCAAACGCTTAGGAATGATGCAAATGCAGAAGCGGCAAAAAAAAGAGAGCAAGGATTCTCTGGAGAAATAGAAGCGGCTGACGAAGAATATTTAAAAAAGCAGGCAAAAGAAGAAGAACAGGGCGACTTAGATTTAGATGCCTCTATTTCTAGGAGCAAAGCCATTGCTTCGGCTGTTACGTCT